AAACGAGTTTAGCGATGCAGAGCAAACCAAGCTGTCAGGGATAGAAGCATCCGCTGACGTAACTGATACAACTAACGTGACATCTGCTGGCGCTTTGATGGATAGTGAGGTTACCAACTTAGCACAAGTCAAGACGTTTAGCTCCGCTGACTACGCCACGGCTGCTCAAGGCACCACTGCTGATGCGGCCTTACCAAAAGTTGGAGGCGCTTTAACGGGTGCCGTAACGACTAGCTCAACATTTGATGGGCGTGATGTATCTGTAGATGGTGCAAAGCTAGACGGCATTGCAACAGGCGCTACTAACACAGTTGGAAACGCTACACACACGGGTGAAGTAACCGGCTCCGGTGCTTTGACTATAGCTGCTGACGTTGTTGACGCTGGCAACTTAAAGGTAACCGGAAACGGCACAACTTCTCAGTATTTACGATCAGATGGCGATGGTACGTTCAGTTGGGTTACACCACCTAACACTACCTATAGCGTTGGTGATGGTGGACTTTCTCAGATAAACTTTACTTCTGCTGATAATACAAAGCTGGATGGTATTGAGGCATCGGCAAATGTAACTGACACAGCCAACGTAACTTCGGCTGGCGCTTTGATGGATAGTGAGGTTACCAACTTAGCACAGGTCAAGGCATTTAGCTCTTCTGACTACGCTACGTCCACTCAAGGCACTACAGCAGATAATGCGCTACCAAAATCTGGTGGCGCTTTAACGGGTGCAGTGACAACCAACTCAACTTTTGATGGACGCGACGTTGCTACCGATGGCGCCAAGCTGGATGGCATTGAAGCAGGGGCTACAACAGATCAGACCGCTGCCCAGATACTAACAGCTATTAAGACTGTTGATGGTGCAGGCTCCGGTCTAGATGCTGATTTGTTGGATGGGCTAAGTAGTGCATCGTTTGCAACATCAGCTCAAGGTACTTTAGCTTCTAATGCTTTACCTAAAGCTGGCGGCGCGTTAACTGGCGCGGTTACAACTAGCTCCACATTTGACGGGCGTAACGTGTCCGTAGATGGAGCCAAGCTAGACGGCATTGCAGCAGGCGCTACAAATACAGTGGGTAACGCCACCCACACAGGTGAAGTAACTGGCTCCGGTGCTTTGACTATAGCATCCAATGTAGTTGACGCTGACAATCTCAAAGTCACAGGCAACGGCACTACGTCACAATATCTAAGATCAGATGCTGACGGTACGTTTACTTGGGCTACGCCACCCAACACAACCTATAGTGTCGGAGATGGCGGGTTAACCCAAATCAACTTTACTTCTGCTGATAATACAAAGCTAGACGGCATTGCAGCAGGCGCTACTAACACAGTTGGAAACGCTACCCATACAGGTGAAGTAACTGGCTCCGGCGCTTTGACTATAGCATCCAATGTAGTTGATGAAGCTAACTTAAAAGTATCTAACGCCCCGACAAACGGCTACATGCTCACAGCACAGTCAGGGAATACTGGTGGACTAACTTGGGCAGCGGCTCCTACTTCTAGTACAGCCTTCGGCGCTGTTGGGACTTATTGCTTGGGATTTCATACTGGGCTTGGTGTTCACAATGGGGGTGCTACCTTTGCGGGAGGCAATATTCGTACAGCTAATACTTATGCTGGGGGTGGTGGTACAAGTGGGTCTAGTACTTCTACTTTGACAGGAACTTGGCGGCTTATGGGGAACATAGGCTACTATAACGGCGGTTCAACTGCAAGTAACGCAAACGTATCTGGCACTCTATTCGTAAGGACAGTATAATGACTATTACAATTACAGAAGTCCGTAATGCGGCATCTCTACAGGCTGACAACCTTCGTATGGATGTAGAGATTAACCATCCACACTACGGCTGGATACCTTACACACTAGACCCAAGTGACACCGACATGACGGTCAACAACGATGCAATCATGGCTCTAATTGGTACAGACTTCGCAGCCTACGTTGCACCAACTGCTGAAGAAATAGCAGCAACAGCAGCGGCACAGGTACGCAGTGAACGTGACCAACTGTTACTTGAGGTTGATGCTGTCGCAGGCAATGCACTCCGCTGGGCAGACCTTACCGCAGCTAAACAAGCTGAGTGGGCTACATACAGGACAGCCCTACTAGGTGTCCCACAGCAGGCTGGCTTTCCAACTGACATTACTTGGCCCACTAAGCCTGAGTAAAAACACGCCGCCTGTGCTACAGGTGGAGCCACACTGACAATGCTGCAGCCAAAGGAGGCCACATAATATGCTAGGTCTTTCCCCTCTAGCCTCCTCCGCTCTTGCAGATGATGGGGCAGAAATCATTTTCCTCCTGACGGGGGTTAATATTACTACAGGCCAACCTGTCTTGGGTTCTTCTGCCATCACGCAGGTTCAATCCCTGTCTGGCGTTGGCATTACTACAGGACAGCCTGTCGTGGGCGCGGCAACGGTTTCTCAAGTCAATGCCTTGGCTGGCGACAACATAGTCACAGGCCAGCCTACAGTTGGTTCCTCAGCCATTACTCAAAATCAAGCTATAGCTATTGTTGGCATCACTACGGGCCAACCTGTTGTGCCAGCAATAAACATGGCAGAGGATGAAACATTTGTTGGCGAAAATATAGTTACAGGCCAGCCTGTTCTTAGCCAAGCAACTATTTCTGAAATACATGTTTTGATCGGCGTTGGTATTACTACAGGTCAACCTACAGTAGGTCCCTCAAGTGTAGATCAAGAGCATGATCTTACGCTTTCAACTATTACTACAGGTCAACCTACAGTAGGTTCCTCAAGTGTAGCTCAAGAGCATGATCTTACGCTTTCAACTATTACTACAGGTCAACCTACAGTAGGTTCCTCAAGTGTAGCTCAAGAGCATGATCTTACGCTTTCAACTATTACTACAGGTCAACCTACAGTAGGTTCCTCAAGTGTAGCTCAAGAGCATGATCTTACGCTTTCAACTATTACTACAGGCCAACCTACAATAGGTTCTTCAAGTGTAGCTCAAGAGCATGATCTTACGCTTTCAGCTATTACTACAGGCCAACCTACAATAGGTTCTTCAAGTGTAGCTCAAGAGCATGATCTTACGCTTTCAGCTATTACTACAGGCCAACCTGCAGTAGGTTCCTCAAGTGTAACTCAAGAACATGATCTTACGCTTTCATCTATTACAACTGGCGCTCCTATTGTCCTTAGCATTACGATGTCAGAGCGTGAAACCCTTAATGCTGACCCTATTTCCACTGGAACCCCCTCGGTTGGTTCATCAAGCCTTGATCAAGATCACGACCTGTCGATTGATGGTATAACCACTGGTCAGCCTGTTTTAGGATCAGAGGTTTTAGTTCAGATACACAACCTGACAGCCAACAACATCAACACAGAGCCAGCTACTGTACAAGTATCAAGCATCGGTCAGAATCACGTTATTTCCATTGATGGTATAACCACTGGTCAACCTTCTGTCCCATCTATATCAGCGTTTGAAGATGAAACTTTAGTTGGCGATAATATAACCACTGGTCAGCCCTCTGTTTCCACTACAGTCATGGTTGAGACACACATCTTTGCTGGCGTAGGGATTACAACTGGCGTCCCTGTTGTTGGTCAATCTGCAATTAACGGGTCTGAAAGGCGAGTGGTATCAGTTACAGCTAATTCAGATAACATTGCTACATTATCTAAAGCAGAAAACACCGCTAAGTTTAACAATAGTCAAAATAGGGCAGCGTAATGGCATTTATAATTAAACAGAATGACACATCCCCCTCCCTTGAGGCAACACTGTCAGATGCTAATCTTGTCCCTGTGGACATTACCGCTGCTACTGTGATGCTTCATATGAAGGCTATTGGAGGAGTTGTAGTTCTTGATCAACAGATGACAATCACTAATTCCACTGGTGGTGTTGTTCAATATGATTGGCAGACGGGTGATACCTCTGACGTTGGTACATACTACGTTGAGTTTGAGGTTACATACTCAGATAGCAGCATCGAAACCTTCCCCAATACTGGTAACTTACCTTTGGTCATTACAAGAGAGTTAAACTAATGGGAACTTTGTTAAAGAATATAGAAGGTAAAATCCTTAAGGCTGACGATGAACAACGTATGGTCTATGGGTGGGCTTCTGTAGTTACAGAAAATGGTGAAGCTGTAGTAGATCGTCAAGGTGACGTAATCGAAGTCGGCACACTTGTTAAAGCTGTTAATGAATTTATGGAGCATGTGCGGGTCGGCAAGGCTATGCACGTTGGAGATCAAGTGGGTGTCGTTGTACATTCCCTTCCTATCACTAAAGAAATTGGTGATGCTCTTGGTATCCAGTCTGATCGTGAAGGGTGGGTTGTCGCTTACAAAGTATTCGATGATGATGTCTGGGCTATGGTCAAATCTGGTGAACTCGCTGCGTTCTCTATAGGTGGACGTGCTATTAAGGAGGAAATCTAACTTGCCTAATCTCCTGAAAAACTTGCACCTTGAAGAACTTTCCCTTGTGGATCGTCCTGCCAATGCTCAGGCAATGGTTAGCCTCTTCAAGCGTGACAATTCCAATGAGGAAATTACTAAAATGAGTGAAGAAATGGAAGCCAAAGTTAAGGCGTACATGGAAGACAAAGGCTGTGGTCGTGGTGAAGCTATGAAAGCTCTTAACTACGACATGGGCATGGAAAAGGCTGATGAAGCTGTGGAAGAGGTTGCTGAGAAAGCTGCCCCTGAAGTTGAAGCTGTAGAAGCCCCTGAAGTTGACGTTGAGGCCCTTAAAGCTGACGTTGAACGTCTTTCTGAGGAAAACCAACATCTCCGCAAAGGTCTTATCGACAATGGGTACGTTATTCGTGCTGATTCGATTGAGAAGAAGGCGGAAGAGGAAATGATGGACATCAGCGGTGAGATGGTTGCTAAAAGCGACATCCCAGCCCCAGTCCTGAAAGCACTTGAGGCTGCTGAAGTAGCCAAGCGCGAACATGAACTAGAGAAAGCTGACCTTGCGTTGACTAAGAGTGCAGATGAAGTTCTGCCACACTTTGAAGCTGGTGCAGCTAAGACACTTCTGAAGTCATTCTCAGAAGATGAAGCAATTATGGTGATGTTGAAGGCCGCTGATGCAGCTTTTGCAGCTTCCATGCAAGAATTTGGTAAGTCCGATGTAGATGGCGAGTTCGCTACCTCTGCCGATAAACTGGATGCTCTCGTAAAGTCCTACATGGACGATAACCAACTGAAAAAGAGTGAGTTCGCCAAGGCTTATGCTGCTGTAGCTAAGACCGATGAAGGCAGGGCACTCATCAATAAATCCTATAAAGGGGAATAATCATGGCTGTTATGCAATCACGCGACAACCGCACTTTTATCGCTGGGGAAGACCTTTCCGCAGCACAATTCAAATTCGTAACTCTTGAAGCAGATGGTCAAGTTGACCTTGCTGACTCTGCTGGTGAAAACGCTATGGGCGTATGTCTTGCTGGCTCTACCGCTGGTAACGCTGTAACCGTATGTGTTTCTGGCTCCGTAATGGTAACTGCTGGTGGAACTATTACCTCTGGTGATGCTTTGCAAACAGATGCCGCTGGTGACGCACTTCTCGCTGCAACTGGTGATGTAATACTTGGATACGCCCGTGAATCTGGTGTAGACGGTCAAGTCATCGAAATGGAAATGATCCAAGGTGGCAACGTAGCAGCCTAACCCAGCATTTAAAGGAATAACATAATGCCTCTATTAACTCCCTCACAAGTACATATCGACCAGCCGTTGTCTAACTTGACGCTGGCATTTGTACAAGACCAAGCTAGTTTTGTAGCTGACAAAGTGTTCCCTACTGTAGGTGTTGCACGTCAGTCTGACAAATACTACATCTATGACCGTGCGAACATGAATCGCTCAGGTGATGTTAAGAAACTAGCTCCACGTACCGAAGTAAATCGTATTGGTATGGCAATCTCCAACTCCTCATACTATGCAGACGTTTATGGTCTTGGCATGGACTTCGATGAGCAAACTCTTGCTAACGAAGATGCAATGTTGGAAATTCGCTCTGCTGGCGCACAGACATTGACAACTCGCTTGTTGATCCATCGTGAAAAGCAGTTTGCTGACACGTTCTTCCAATCTGGTGTCTGGACAACAGATGCTGCTGGTGCAGCTAATGGTGTTGGTACTCCAGTCTACTGGAACGACTACACTAACTCAACACCAATCTCAGACGTTACTGTTGGTGCTCGTACTATGCAGTTGACTTCTGGCGGCTTCAAACCAAACACAATGGTTGTTGGTAAAGAAGTTCGTGACATCTTGGTTAACCACCCAGATATCCTTGCACGTTTGAATGGTGGTTCTACCATCAACAACCCTGCATTGATAACAGACGGTAAACTGGCAGAAATCTTTGGCGTAGAGAACTTCTTCGTCATGGAAGCTGTAGAGAACACTGCTGCTGAAGGTCTGGCAGAATCTTCTGCCTTTATCGGTGGTAAAAACGCTCTGTTGGTACACGCACCCCGTGGCGCTGGTCTAATGACCCCTGCTGCTGGTTTGACATTCGCATGGAACTCAATTCCCGGCGTAAACAACCTCGGTATTACTGTTGAATCATACTCTGACGATGCTCTTAAGCGTCAACAGGTTGCAGAACATATCCAAGTTAAAATGTCCTATGACATGAAAGTCACAGGCGCTGACTTAGGTTACTTCTTCTCAGCAATCGTACAGTAAGTCTAGCTTACTACACTAACGGGAAACCCTGAGCTTAGGCTTGGGGTTTCACCCAACTATAATAGAACATAACAGTATTCATATAATGGAGAGTCCCTATGCACCCCACATACTTGGGTTGGCAGGTCGATTGGCCTGTCTTTATTAAAATACCTCTTTCTGCCAATGGCAAGAATTGGAAACGTGGAGATCATTTTAACTGGTTAGAACGAAGCCTAGAGCAAGATAAAGTAGCTTCGCTGTACGTCTCTGGTTATTTGTATCACAATGTAGAATTAGAAGTTCAGACTAAAGTTGGAGATCGACTGTCTGAACTAGCTGGCAAGGAACTAGAAAGCCTAGTGAACCTGCTAAACGTAGAGGTTAAGAGTAGAACCTCTAGTAGTTCAGAGTTTGAAGCTAAGAAGTGTAAGAAGTCTAGGGTTGACGACAAACAACGTGGCCTTATCAGACGCTTCCTTAATGCTAATCGCTGGATTACGGAAGACTTCTACGACATACGAGATAAGGTTCTCGCAGAGTAATAACAACGGAGACGACTTACATGGCATGGTCTTACGATCCTACAGACTTAGACACCACCACGGCCTCAGGTCGTCTCAACACAGTACGTCTGTTAGTTGGAGATACCGATACGGTTGACCAACAGGTTCAGAACGAAGAGATTACTTTTGCACTGGGTGAGAACGGTAATAACGTATATTACTCTGGAGCTTGGGTTGCTCGTGTCATTGCCTCTAAATACTCCCGACAGGTAACGACACAAATAAGTGGTGCCTTGAGTGCTGACTACTCAGACCTAGCCAAGCAGTACAAGACACTAGCAGATAACCTAGAGTACCAAGGTAAGACCGCAGGTGCTTCGGTGGGTGTCCTAGCCGGAGGTATCACGAAGAGTACCGTTGAGGCTGTACGGGCTAATACTAACCGTATCGAAGGCTCCTTCCGCAGAGATAGATTTAAGAACCCACCAAGCTACCAAACACCTGAATACGAATAAGGAGTAAGATATGTCATTTCGCTCCTTTGATATGCTTAATCTTATTAGAGACTTTGGGGAAACCCTAACTCTGCGTAAGGTTACAACGGCTGGAGATTATAACCCAGCTACAGGTGCCATAGATAACTCAGCTACAACCGACTACAGTATCACAGCTTACCTCTATAATTATAATGCAGGGGTTATAGCTGGAAACGATGAGGTTGTTCGTGGAACTCGTAAGTGCGTTATATCAGCTTTAGGTTTAGCTGCTGTCCCTGACTTTGATGACCTGATTGTAGGCAGTGGTGACACAGTTAAGATCAAGTCAGTTATGTCGTTATTTTCCGCTGGTACTGCCGTAGGCTATATCTGTGACGTAGGGGAGTAGAAACATGAAGGCACAAAATCAGTTTGTCAAAGTTAACGCTTCGTTCTACAAGAAGATGGAACACCTAGAGGACATTGTTGAGGATGCAGTCAAAGAGGAATTGATCTCTATAGCTCAAAGTGCCGTTAGTTTCTCCCCTGTTGATACTGGTGCATATGTAACATCCTTCTCTTTTACTACTGGAGCGGGTCGTCCAAGGGGTAAATCTTCTGACAATAAGCCTAAGAAGCAGAACCCACAACAGAAGATGCAAGAGGGCTTTCAGAACCTCCTCACAGACATCAACAAAATTGACCTAAAGAGTACGGCAAGCGTCCAACTCAGGAATGGCTCACCTCACGCCTCTGATGTAGAGAACGGTGGGCCAACTTGGAGAAGGGCTGGGTATAAAGTTTTTGCACAGGTAAGGAATATCTATGGCTAGTATTCACAACGATATTCGGGCTGCACTTGAGAGCAAGCTATCGACAACATCAGGTCTCCCTTCCATAGCCTATGAGAACGTAGCCTTTGAGCCTACAACAGGCACTAGCTTCATTAAGGTGCAATACCTCCCGACAGTTAACAAACCCGCTGTAAGGGGCTTAAACCCACAGTTGAGATACCAAGGTGTCTTTTCCGTCACAGTCTTCGCCCCCGAAGGTCAAGGCCCAGCTACCGCAGACGACTATACTAACAAAGTGATAGACGCCTTCGCAGCAACTACTGATATCTCATTTACGAATGGTGATACAGAAACAATCATAGTGTCTATTGACTACGCTGAACGTCAGCAAGGGATGATAGATAGTCCTTGGTACTTTGTTCCGATCAACATCGGATGGTACATTTATGCTTAGGGTATGTAAAACCTGCGGGGTAGAAAAGCCACTTGATAGTTTTACTAAGAACTCTAGGTGTAATTATGGGGTCACGCATAAATGCTTAAATTGTTCCGCAGATTATCACTCAGATTACTATCGCAACAACACTGAGCAACGAGCAAAAACTCAAAAGAAGTCTGTTGCTAAACGAAGAGCTGGTGGTAGAGACGTTAATAAACCCTCTAGGGAATACAATAAGAGAAACCCAGAGTACAAGAGATTTTATGCGTCACAAAGAAAAGCCCATGTAAAAAGAGCCACCCCCTCTTGGCTAACCGACTCTCAAAAGGCTCACATCAAAAGAACTTATAAGTTGGCGCAGACAATAAGAGATGCGACAGGTTTAGATTATCATGTAGATCACATCATACCCCTACGCGGGGAGAACGTCTGTGGACTGCATGTACCAGAGAACTTACGGGTTTTACGGGCTGACCTCAACTTATCTAAATCCAACATTTATAAATAACTTTCCACAGGAGAATATAACATGGCCTTTGCACAAGGATCACGTTCCAGTCTATCATTTATAACCGAAGCAACTTTCGGTACAACACCCGCTGGAAGTTTTGCTAACCTTCCCTTCAGCACCCACTCTTTAAACCTAACCAAAGACGTTCTTGCTGGAACTGACATTCAAGCTGACCGTATGGGTAGAGTTAACCGCCAAGGTAACCGTCAGGTAGGGGGAGACATTGTAGTTGACCTTCGTGATGGAGACTTTGATGTACTGCTTGAATCAGCTATGCTTAACACTTGGGCCACTAACGTGCTTAAGGTTGGGGTAACACCAAAGTTTATCTCAGTGGAAGATTACGCTGCTGACATAGATCAAGCTCGTTTGTTTACAGGCTTGTCAGTTTCCACTATGGGTATATCCCTTGCTCCTAACCAGATGGTAACAACTACCTTTGGTATGGTTGGTAAGGACATGACCATAGGTGCCACAGAGAAGACACAG